CGAACCGTTAAGAAGAATGCAGATGACGGTGAACTACCCAAGAGGCCTTTCAATAAGTCCTCTATTCCTTGCAAGGGCTGCCCCGTCCGCGATACCTGCTGGGACGGCTGGACGCGGGGTAGTGTAAATGGAACAGACCCAAATCCAGGCATTGTAGAGTTGCCCATCTTGGAGTTACCTAAGTGAGCAAGACCCTGCATGATGTGCCCCGTGGCGAGGGGGTGAAGATGGAAGAGATTAATTGTGCCCGCAATGGGTGCACCAATACATTCCTTAAGGCTACTCATAACCAGAAGTACTGTGGAGCCGAGTGCTGCCGAATCGCCACTAATAGCAGAATCATGCAGGAGTATTACCGAAAGCGTGACCAGAAGGCAGGAAAGACAAGGTACTGTCAGAAGTGCAAGAAGACCAAGTTGTCTAGGTATAATGATAGTTCAGTTTGTCGTCCATGCAGCACGGCGAACGCTGCGGCTGCGAATAACGCGGTACAGGATATGTTGTCCTCGGTGAGTTGGGCATCATAAGTTTTGCAATAGAATAACAATTCACATATAATAGAATATATGGGGATTGGCGCATTGACGCGAGTAAAGGCCAAGCGAGTTATTGGAATTGATTGTTCTACTAACTCGTTGGCCTTTGCTGTATTTGAAGGCGAAACCCCAATTAAATGTGGTGAGGTCCGATTCAATGGCTCCACCGTTTTCGAACGACTAAAGGATGCGAAGGAAAAGACTCGTGGTTTGGTTTCTAATGGCACACTTCGCGCTGATTATATTGCTATTGAGTCCGCCATTATGGTCCGCAACGTACAAACCGCAATTGACTTGGCGTACGTTTATGGAGCGGTTATTGGCGAACTTATGGCGTTTAATCCCAAGGTCGAAAAGGTAGCCCCGATTTCTTGGCAGTCATATTACGGAGTCCCCAATCTTAAAAAGGCTGACAAGGACCAGATTCAAAGTGACTTCCCCGGCAAGTCAAAGACGTGGTATCAGAACAAGGGCAGAGAGGTTCGCAAGCAAAGAATCCTAGAAAAGTCTAGGACATACTTTTCGATTGCAGACGGAAGCGACAACGTAGGGGATGCTGTTGGTATTGCCTATTACGTGGTAAATCATTTGACAAGGTAACTACGATGTGTTACATTGTAGTTATGGAAAACCTAGAGGTAGGAACTGTTTGTGGTCTTGTAACACTGACTCACCAAGAATCAGTAGTTAAAGATGGTCGTAAGCGGGGAAACTGGTGGGTCGGAAAATGTCGGTGTGGTAAGGTTGTTGGGCCATACACTGCCGCCCATTGGAGGAAGAAAATTCGTTCGTGCAGTGAGTGCCGGTATGGAAACAGACGTTCGCTGCGAAAGCCGGGCACCAATAATGCCTCTAGGTCGGTGTTCAACAACTATCGAACTTCGGCGACGAGACGTGAGAAGTCGTGGGAGTTAAGTTATGACTTCTTTCTTGAAGAAATCGTTAAGCCGTGTACCTATTGTGGTAGGGATAGAACTGGCTACTTCAACCCCACTAATGACTGGGAAGAAAGATTTGAGTACACAGGACTTGACAGGGTAGACTCTTCTATGGGATATTCTATAGAGAACGTGGTACCATGCTGTAAGGCGTGTAACCGAGCCAAGTCTGATATGACTATGGAAGAGTTTAATTTTTGGATTGAAGGATTGATTAGAAATTATCATCGCAGGTACCGGCCATCGCCCAGAGGATTGTGAGGATGAGAAAATTGTCAGAGTCAAGGCTAGAAACGCTCTTAGATACAGCGGAGCCGATTGTATTATCACTGGCCTTGCAAGCGGGTTTGACCTCTGGTATGCTGATGAGGCCCGCCTTCTTGACATTGAGATTTGGGCTGCAAAGCCTTGGGCGGGGCATGGACCTCGCATCGAAGACACTGAACTCTACGCCACAATCATTGAAGCAGCGAACAAGATTGTCAACGTCTCTGAGGAAGTAAACTTTCCTGGCGCTTGGTGTTATCATGCTCGCAATCACTGGATGGTAGACAATGCAACGCATGTGTTGGCCTATCTGAATCCTGAGGCTACACGCGGTGGTACGTTTCAATGCTGCAAGTACGCCAGAGGCAAGAAGCCTATTCGAAATATTTATACGGCGGCACCGTTCTGATGGCAGATTACGATTGGTTTGACAGAAGCCCAACCGAGGCAGAGGTTACCGCTTCTGAGTGGCGTCCCCAAGGCCTGCACGCTGTCTTTGAGGGACTGAATAACACTAGAATTAAATATTACATGTGTCGCAGAGGTTGTGGCACACTGGTATGGAGTCCAACAGAGCACATTAAAAACGTTTGTGTGACGTGGAATCCGGTGGCAGGGAAATGAAACTCTACCAATCAAGAAAATGGCTAACCAAGAAGTACGTTCACGATAAACTTTCCGAGAAGGAAATTGCACAATTGGCCGGTACCACACAGGTTACCATCAATAGATACTTACGAAAATTTAATCTCAAGAGAGAAAGATGATTTACAACCTTTCGCGTTCAGCAATTGAGGACCGTGGCCTGAGAGGCAGGCGCATAGTCTCAGAAACGGACTCGACCTATACGGTCAGAGTCCTAGATATGTTTGAATTGGTGGTTCTCAAGGAGGACCAAAGCCTTACCCCTTGTCTGGTAGCAGACGGTTTCTGGGAGTCTTGGATTACTTCTTGGCTTACCCGCTGGGTCAGGCCGGGTATGACATTTATTGATGTAGGTGCAAACTGTGGCTACTACACGATGTTGGCTGAGAAGTTAGTTGGTCAGCATGGCGCGGTAGTAGCATATGAGCCTAACCCAGTCTATGTAGAACTACTACGCAAGACCCGAGAGATTAACAATGCAGACTTTAGTCTCCGAGAGATTGCCTTGGCAGACAAGGTGGGACATGTTACACTAAGTGTTCCTGGGCAGTTGCATGGTAGCGCCAGCATCGTTACGTCATTTAAGGACACCCAGTGGGGGGAGTCCAATGCTTATGACGTTCGCACCACCACTCTAGACAATGAGTTGCAGCGTATTGTCTTTTGGAACGCCGATGTGGTGAAGATTGATGCCGAAGGGGCCGAGCAACTTGTCTGGAATGGCGGTCAGAACCTATTCAATGCTGACATGAGCCACAGCACACTAATGTTGGAATATACTCCCGGCGCATACTCGGATGATTTTCTGACGCAGTTGTTGAACTGGGGATATGTTTTTGAGGTCGCCTTTGATGGAGGCGAAGTGCCAGCGGTACGCGAGCAGATTGAGGCTGCCACCGACTGGAAGATGTTGATTGTTCGAAGGAAGTAAATGGTACAGAGCGATTTAGCCGTGTTCTACCGATTGACCAAGGAGGTTAATGAGGACGAGCAGGCAATCAAGGAAGCGCAGAAGAGACTAAGCGCCAACTATGATGCGTTGGTCAAGTTGTGTCCTCACTCTGAGGCCGTGGATAGTCTTAGCAAGATTCGTGGAATGGGCACTCGCCGTCGTTGCAAGATTTGCGGGATTACCGATTATGCCTCAGAAGGCGGTACATCAGGTGATGAATACAATTATGGATACCCCGGCTATCCCTCCGAGTCCTTTTGGGCTGGTGCAGAGATTGAAGTGGTTGGCGAGAAGGATTGGAACAAATACGACCGTTCTCACGATTGGGTCGTAACGGATGGTAAGCCAAGAAAGAGATTTGAATAGTGGAGATTATTGGCCTTTCGGGGTTCGCTCGTAGTGGTAAGGACGAGGCCGCACAGGTTCTCGTAGAAGAGTTTGGCTTTATTCGCGTAGCATTTGCAGACAAGTTGCGTGAAGTGTTGTATCAGTTGAATCCGATTGTGGACTCTTGGCACCTAGAGGTTGACGGAGAAGAGAAGCACCTTTATACAACTGTCCAGTATGTCATTGATAGGCACGGCTGGGACGGGTATAAGGAGACACCATATGGTTCTGAGATTCGTAGACTCCTGCAGAGGTTGGGAACAGAAGCCGGTAGGCAGACACTCTGGGACTCTATCTGGATTGACGCAGCATTCGCTAATCTTCCCGATGATGCGAAGGTTGTAGTCTCAGATGCACGATTCTACAATGAGTTTGATGCAATTAGGCAGCGCGGCGGGTACATTTGGAGAATTGACCGTGATGGTGTTGGTCCCGCCAATGACCATGCCAGTGAGACCGAGGCTATTGACTATCCCTACTTCTCACTATACCTAAAGAACAACGGCACCCTAGAGGAATACAAGGAAATGATTAGGCGTGAGTATGCAATTGCTCCTCGCTATCAGGAATGGAGTTACTAATGAGAGTAGGCTTTGACCTTGACGGGGTTCTATATGACTTCGGTAAATCAGTAAGGCTGTACTTAGATTCTATTGGTCGTGAGTACGGCTGGAAGGATGATGCCGAGGAGCCGCACACATGGAATTTCTTTGAGTACTGGAACCTGACCCTTGATGAGTTCAAGCAGGTTTGCCACGATGGCGTGGACGCTGGCTACATCTTCTCAGGAGAGGCAAGGCCGGGTGCAGCCGAGGCGGTAAATAGAGTGGCCGACATGGGCCATGAAATTATCATCATCACTGACAGGTTCTTTGGTGCCGACCCTTCTGCTAGCCATGTAGCAACTGAAATTTGGTTACCAGAGAACGGCATGCCCTATCACGAGTTGCATTTCTCCCCTAACAAGTTGTTGGTTCCTACCGACACGTTCGTGGAGGACAAGTTAGAAAATCATGACACCTTGACCGAAGGCGGGGTAAAGAGTTATTTGATTACCCGTCCATGGAATGAAGTTCCAGGCGGGGATGCTCGCAACCGAATCAATGACATTAGTGAATATGCAGATGCCATTGAGTTGATGACCTCCGAGGGCTTCGTAGACCTTACCTTCGCATAATTGTCAAAAATGTGTTAAACTAGGGTAATGCCTACTTATGTTTATTTTAACTGCGACCGCGACGGTACGCAGGAGAGGAATGTTCCAATCGCAGAGCGAGACTCACAGAAGTGTGAAACCTGTGGTGACCCTCTCAATAGGAAGATTATTTTTACCGGCCTGACATGGAGTCCCACTAGGAATGGTGGACACTCCTAATGGGAGGTTTAGCAATAGTAGGCGGCGACCGCTTCGAAAATATGGAGCAGGTCGCTAGTCTACGTTTAAGCGGAAAAAGCGATACCGCCGTAGCGAGAGAATTGAATATTCCTCGTAAGGTCGTCATTGAGTTGTTCAATGAATACAAGACAATCATTAGACAAGACGCCGAATCCAGGGACCTTGCCCGAGACCATCTCGACCTGATGGTTAAGCACTACGACCGTCTTATTGAAAAGTCTTACGAGATTTACCGCAACCTTGAACTCATGCAATTCGATGAGAAAATGGCTGCACAGATGAATACCACGCTAAAGAACATTGCAGATTATGAATCAAGGCGTGTGGATACCCTGCAAAAGGCTGGACTCCTAGAGGGTGCAGAACTGGGTGATGAGATGGCTAGGATGGAAGAGAAGCATCAAATCATCGTGGACATTTTGCGCAAGGACTTGTGCCCAATCTGCCGCCCAACGGTTATGTCCAAGTTGAGAGCCGTTACCGGAAAGGTGGAGGCCCATCAGGTAGACCCCGATGTTGTCGATGGCGAGGTCGTTGACGATTAATGTTTGACGATGACGATGATTTCTTCAATGATATTTTCAATGCTCTCTCAGGTGAAGAGTTTGAGGAGCAGCCGGTAGAGATTGAAGAGTTTGTACAATCTGAGGAATATCTTGGTCTACCGCCGCTGTCGGAGGTACAGTACACCATCATTCGTGCTGGTTCTCAGATTTATTCTTACGAGACCCTGCTTGCCCTATATGGTGAAGAGAAGGCTCAGAAGCGCTGGGTTCAAACCGTTAACGAGGTCATCCTACAACTGGGCAAGGGAAGCGGTAAGGACTATACGTCTACCATTGTCTGTGCCTATGTGGTATACCTGCTTCTTTGCCTGAAGGACCCGGCAAGGTACTATGGCAAGCCGTCAGGTGACACCATCGACATTGTGAACATCGCTGTTAACGCCGAGCAGGCCAAGAACGTCTTCTTCGCCAACTTCAAGAAGAGAATTAAGTCTTGTAGGTGGTTTGACGGGAAGTACTCCGACACCAACAACTCTATTGAGTTTGACAAGTCTATTAGGGTCTTCTCGGGTCACTCCGAGCGAGAGGCCTTTGAGGGACTTAACCTGTTCTTGGCGGTACTGGACGAGATTAGCGCATTCGCATTGGAGTCTAGTTCTGGAAGTGAATCTGCCAAGACGGCAGACGCGGTATATAAGATGTACCGTGCATCGGTTGACTCCCGCTTCCCCGATTACGGCAAAGTAATCATGCTGTCCTTCCCTCGATTCAAGGACGACTACATTCAGCAGCGCTACAACGCGGTAGTATCTGAGAAGGAAGTTGTTCTAAAGCGACGAACATTGAAGTTGGACCCCGACCGCCCAGACGGTATTGATGGTAATGAAGTCATTGTGGAGTGGGAAGAAGACCACATCACTCGTTACAAGTACCCCCGCCTGTTTGCCCTAAGGCGTCCTACCTGGGAGGTTAACCCAACCTTCAAGTTGGATGCTCCCGCAAATGTTCGTGCATTCGCAGAAGACTATGGAGACGCACTTGGGCGATTTGCCTGCATGCCGTCCAACCTATCCAATGGTTTCTTCAAGAACAAGGATGCTATTGAGCGTGCATTCGTTACCCAAAACGGGGTAGATGAAGACGGCATGTTCCTAGAGAAGTTCAGGCCTCAAGATGACGTACGCTATTTCATCCATGTTGACTTGGCACAAAAGCACGACCACTGTGTTGTTGCGATGGCTCACGTGGAAAAGTGGGTAAAGGTGAAGATTGGTGGCGACTTCTTAGAAGAGGTCCACCCAGTAGTACAGATTGATGCTATTCGCTGGTGGACTCCGACCAAGGAAAAGACAGTTGACTTTGCTGACGTTCGTGACTATATTGTCGCTCTGCGTCGTAGAGGATTCGACATTAGGCTGGCATCTTTTGACCGCTGGAACTCTCACGACACCATGAACATCTTGGAGAAAGAGCACGGTATTAAGACAGACCTATTGTCAGTAGACAAGAAGCACTATGACGACTATCTATCTATTATGTATGACAGCCGTCTGGTAGGTCCCAAGGTTGACTTACTGATTGATGAATTGGGGGAGTTGCGCGCCCAGCAACGCGGGCAGAAGGTTGTCATCGACCACCCACGCAAGGGAACCAAGGACTTCTCAGATGCTACGTGCGGGGCAATCTACAACTCGATTACACTAACTCCTAAGCCAAGAGGCGACCGAGAGGTTGAAGTTCAGACCTATAAGTCATTGATGAGAAAGCAACATAAGGAAGAACTGGACCGACTGGCTCAGCAGCAAGAACAGGATGGAGTCATTAGGGCTCCAAAGAGAGACATACCGCCCGAGTTGCAGAACTTTCTCAACAACGCCCGCCTGCTTTGACACCTACGCCGACCTCTGTTAAAATGAGAGCAACAAACAAAACCATGAAGGGAGGCATACAGTGACTACTGAGATACTAGAAGAGTCCACCGAGCAGTCGGAGCGACACCGGAAGGTGCCCCGTGCTGAGTTGGTGATTGCGCTGGTGCAGCGCGACGGTACCAAGTGTATGTTTCCCGGCTGTGGTGCCGAACTTAATTTTTCCATCTCTGAGGGTCCTAAGGAAGTAACTATTGACCACTGGATGCCACAATGGTATGGTAAGGAAAATGGCTGGACATGGGACCAGATTTGGGATTTGTCCAATCTAGTCTTGATGGAGAAGAAGTGTAATGCTAAGAAGGGCGAGCGTGTCCCGAACGAGGACGGCTCCCTTCCCGCACGTGTTCAGTCTACCTTTAGATTCAGACGGCAGAAGAGGGCCGGTAGGCCAGAACTATGTGTTGAGTGTGACAACGGCCACAATCTTAATGTTGGTGAGGTATGCGCGAACTGTGGATGCAACGCACAACGGTTCCCGAAGGCTGCCAAGGTTAAGTACAACGAGTGTGACCACAAGTTGTGGTGGTGTTGGAGTTGTTCTATTGGCGTGACCCCGCGTCCTGCTGCTGTAGACACCGCTGTACTCCAAGGCGAATCAGGAGAGTGGGATTGATGGCCTGTAATAATTCTCCTAGATATTTTTCTCAGTTAGTGTGTGAACTGACACATGGTCATGATGGTGACCATGGAGACGGAGAATACACTTGGGAGAAGGATTGACCCCAGAGGAAACGTCTGCTAGGTTGGACGTTGTTGAACGAGAATTGCTCCGATTGTTAATGATGGTGAAACAAATTCGCATCGACTTGGGAGGGCATTCGGAGTAAGGAGAGGCCGGTACAAATTGTACCGGCCCTCCGCTTGTTAGGAGATAGTATGAAAATTGTTCGCCTCTTTATCTACCGGGCAGGATGGCCTGCCACAGGAACGCCGGTACGGAATAAATACTGGCTACGCATTGGTCCCTATGTTATTGGAAATACAAGTGCTTGGGATAGGGGTGGTAACGGATGAAAATTTGGGTCGATGATATTCGTACCCCGCCGATGGGAAAGAATGACCTTTTCCCTAAGTGGTTGTGGATGAAGAATTCCGAACACACAATCGAACTGCTTTCTTGGGTTAAGGTCAGAGGGTTCGTTGTAGAGATTATGTCTCTTGACCATGACCTAGGCGGTGACGACACGACCCGTCCGATTGTGCTATGGTGTTGCGAGAACGACTTTTGGCCGGTGGAGGTTAGAGTCCATTCCGCTAATCCCGTTGGCGTAGAGTGGCTAGAGGGAATGATTAAGAGGTACAAGTCATGAGTAATAATGACATTGTAGAGGACAACTTTGCATACGAGTTTGACGGCGTGAAGTACTATCAGCATCAATGCCAGAATTGTCCTCGTATCTTTACTGACCACTGGAAGGGTAATTCTTATTGCGGAGCGAGAGATTGTAGACGGAGGTCGGCAGGACTATGAGCGCATCAGGCAAGAGCAGTAATAGACACTACGAAGAACGTAGTGAATATCTCCGTCGTACCGCGCAACGCTCAGGCCGGTATACAAAAAGAGTTGGATTCTTCGCTTGATTGAAAGACTAAGAAATGACCTATGAAGAGATTCTGGCCTTAGTGAAGGCTCACACTCGATACCACGTTAAGTGTGAATGTGGAGAGTTCCTGTTGAAGAGAGAGAATGGCTTTATGAGCGAACGCGACCAATGGGAAATCCACTTCGCTACTATTTTGAATGAGAGTATTTAATGGAAACATATCATAAGATTCAGACGCTATTTAAACGTCATCAAGACGGCCCGAAGAAGGGCAAGATGATTAAGGGCGACTGGACGACCCCTGAGTTGGAGTATCTGGCTGACAAGCAATGGGAGTTTACCGAGAAGGTAGACGGCACCAATATTCGTATTGGTTATGAAGGTGTTCCCACATGTGATACGCCGACTAGTCCTTGGTATAAGAAGGTTGAGTTCGCTGGTCGAACAGACAACGCTGTCTTGCCAAAGCCACTTCTAGAAATGCTTACGGAGCACTTCACGTCTGAGCGGTTTGATTCCGCTGACCTAGGTAACATCACTCTGTTTGGTGAAGGCTATGGCAATAAGATTCAAAATGGCGGAAACTATCGTGAGGACCAGTCATTTGTCTTATTTGACGTAAAGATTGGTGACTTCTGGCTAACTAGGGAGAATGTAGATGACATTGCAAAGAAGTTGGGCATCGACTCTGTGCCGACCATTGGTTACGGTACTCTCCAAGATGCTATTGATATCGTTGAGAGCGGGATTACGTTCAACAAGCAAGGAGCGGTAGTTCGCTGGTACGATGGAGGAATCCTGGGTGGCTTGCAGTCTCAGTGGGGTAACTTTGAGGCAGAGGGTATTGTCGCCCGCCCCGTGGTACCGCTGTTCAATCGCAAGGGAGAGCGAATCATTACCAAGATTAAGGCTGTTGACTTTCGATGAGCAGTCCCAAGATTACCAAGACCATTGTTCAAAAGTTGGACGGTGAGGGAAAGGTTCTCTCCGAAGTCATCACTACGGTTGAGGAAAGGCCGGTAGAGGATAACAATGAACAAGCATATGGAATGTACCTATGAAGGCTAGAGTTTACGAGTCTGAGACTCAGTACAAGGACATAGAAATCCGAGACAACGTTAAGGAAATCCAGCGTATCTATATTGGTACCCGGGTTCTCGATATTGTAGGAGACCTGGGAGGCGATGTTGCCTACCGCCGCACGACTGAGATTGAGAATGGTCGAGTAGTCTTCCGATGAGGCAGTGTGCATTCCTAATTAAGGATGAAGAGTGAGTTACACACCCAAAAGAGACCACAGGTTTGAATACGTTACAGACGTAATCTCATTTGTAGAAGAGCGTCAGTGCAACGATTGTGTATTTAAGTCTGACCCAGAAGACTATCCAATGTGTTTTGAGGTTGAGGGACAGTTACTAGTTCAAGACTCAGAGTTTGCGCCGGTAGCAGAACTTGACGACCGTGGCGAGCATGGAGTAGTCTGCGTCAAGTATGTTGATGAAGTGCTGGCAGAAGAGGCGCATCCAAACCAGGGGAGGTTGTTTTGAAGAGGCTACTTGCCCATCTGGTAGGTGATTATGTTCTACAGACTCACTATGAGGCGGTAGAAAAGACCGCTCATTGGCTACCGGCCATCACCCATGCCGCTAAGTATACGGCTGCATTTGTTCCGTTGACTCGTAGTCCTAAGGCTTTGGCAGTAATCGGCGGTACACATTTAATTCTAGACCACTATCGTCTAGCAAAGCATGTAGGATGGGCACGCAATCAACTTGCGCCCAAGGCCTACCGTGCTGTAGGGTTGGACAACATGGGAAGCCCGGACGAAGTTCCATTTGGTCTGGCACTAGCCCTCATGTTCATCACAGACAATACAATCCACATGTGTATCAATGAGTATGCACTGAATAAGTTTGGAGATTGAAATGAAGGTAACTGATGAAACCAAGAGGTTTGCTCGCAAGACTCTAAAGTGGCTGCGAAATCACCCAGAGAATCACGACCAAGGAAACTTCATTAGTGGTCGGCTCGATGAGCCGAATCTTTGTGGCACCACCATGTGTGTTGCTGGTACTGTGGTATACCTTAAGTACGGCCTGGACGCGAAGAAGATTCGCCGGTACGTCAACGAGGGCCGGGCTGCTCTTGGTTTGTCCCTTGGAGAGGCTGAGGTTTTGTTTTACGAAATGGACGAGGGCCGGGCACTCGCCAAGTTGGAGAAGGTTGCCAACGGTGAGCAGTTCACGGAGGAAGACTTTAAGACCGCAAGCAGTTCAGGCGAAGATGCTTCTTTTGATTCCTGGGCCTGGGATATGCGCGACGACTACGACTACTGATTACGCTGATGCAAATAGAACATGGAGCAGCGCTAATTAAGAATCCAAACCCCACTGAATTCACCCGGCAGGTCTGTGACGCTCTAGACAGCGGCGGTACACTAGAATATGTAAAGTTCGTTGGTGAACAACACATGGCATTTATCGTTTTCTATCCCAAGGAGAAGTAATGAGTAATCTACGAGATAAGGCACGTGAGATTAAGGCCGCAGGTGAAGCAGAACGAGGCAACTTTGAGCCGAGCGGCACACCGTTGCGAGTCTATAACTATTGGCTCAATAATTCCAAGAGTCATACCGCCAATTCGCTAAAGGCTGGCGTACGCGGTGAGAACTTCTGTCACTTCTGGCGAGTGGTTGTGATTTGGGCCGGGCTGCTGGCAGTTGGACGTTCGTTTGAGCGTTTCCTTGAGTCCAAGATTGGAATGGTACTCAGTGTGTTGGCCGGGCTGCTCGCTGTCTATGCTTTGCTGAACACGGCGGGTATCCTGGGGGCGGTACTGATTGCTCTCGCTAGCACGGCTGCTATTGCTGCTCTGGTTACCGGTGCATACTTCCTTCACAAGCGTTTTTGGAATAATGCCTGGAATGACACCCTTGCGACAGTTCTGTTGGTTGCTTTTGGAGTAATCGTCGCTGGTCTCGTCATCTCAATGCTAGTCCTTGCGGTTATTGACTTTGGATTGATTGTTCTGCCGCTGATTGTGGCTGGGGTGGCAGCGTTCCTTGGGGTGATTTGGGGACTGGCTTCCCTCAGTGAATTTATTTCTGGCCGACGAGCCCTGCGCAGGAAGGCCCAGCGCGCGGCATGGGAAGAGGCCCGCAGCAAGTTCCTTGCTGGTGAGGGTCCTGACCCGTACGAGGTAGAGCCTAGCGAGCCGGGTAGGATTAAGAAGTTCTTCTCCACCCTTGCAGACTTCCTAATCCTTATCACTCAGATTGTCCGAGTGAAGAAGTGGAAGATTTGTCCGATGGTGGACATTCAGGCCTGATGTTTGTCTGGTGGTATTCTGAGGGAGTCTCCGCTTACCTGTCTTCTTGTTCAGTCTGCAAGCGGGCCGGTAGCGGAGACAACTCAGAAGAAATTAAGAGTCAAGAATATCTTCACTCCGAGTGTAATTTTACACCACAGGTAAACCTGATGTAGTATGGTAGTTATATTGCCCGCTAGTGTAACTGGCAGCACAAATGACTCTGACTCATTTAGTTCAAGTTCGAATCTTGGGCGGGCAGCCATACTTGACAAGCGTCAGTAACCTGTGTATAATTAGTACACAGCCTATCCCGTTGGTGTAGTGGTAACACAAATGCTTCCAAACCATTTAACGTGAGTTCGATTCTTACACGGGATGCAAGTCTGCTGAGACTATAAATCAGTTATCTGGGTGTAGTGTACTGGCTGCACGGTTGCTTTGGGAGCAAGCAGAGGGGGTTCGATTCCCTCCATCCGGACGCAAGCGGTAAAACTAAGCAGGCGCGTCTGCATTGGTTGAAATACCAGACCGCAGCACCATAACTGCTAGATGTTCTCCGGAACTATCTAGTTCTTTACCGGGCTGTATCGCCTCTTCCTGATAAGAAGTAGAAAGCGTAATCAGGTGACATGTGGGTTCAAATCCCACCTGCCCGACTGTAGATGGAGTGCGAAGTCATGCACGGCACCACGTTCAGGTGTTAGAATTGGGGTAATGTCTAGTCGTCTGCGCCAATGGCCCATTAGTGTACCGGCGCGCACGCCAGATTGTCAATCTTGTAGAACGGGTTCAACTCCCGTATGGGTCGCCATAAATTACAGGTTCGAATCTATTAAGGAGAAATCCCATGCTTAACACGATGTACTTCCGTCGTGCCAACAAGGTTATGTTGGGCGATGTTGTCTATGCGGCTTCCTTTAAGGGGAACAAGCAGGTTGTGTCCGCTCTGGACAAGAATCTGCGTACCCTTGGTTACACTCTGCACGGTGAACTGGCTGAGGAACTGCTGAATGTCTCTCAGGGAGACATGAAGCGTATCTTTGATGCGATTATCGCTGAGGTCAAGGAAATTCGTGGCGTTCGTAACTACCGCCCGGTTTACCCGAACTTCCCGATTCAGGTCATGGAAGCCCGTGAGGCTGAGTTGTACTGGAACGCAATTGTTCACTACTGGTCTGGTGGTTCGCTGCTGCCGGTATACGAGAAGGAAGAGCGTCCCGTCCTTGACTTCGATGAGGATAAGTTTACTGTTATTCGTAAGGGTGACTTCGAAGACTTCACCACTCTAGTGAATAATCTCGTCCGCTCTAAGTCTGGTTTCTCTGAGACGGACAAGGAAGACATTAAGGCTGTTGCGACTACCTTTGCTCGCATGTTCGCTATGATTGTGGGTGATGGCTCTAGCCTGACCAATCGTGAGAACAAGGCCTTTATTGCAGCAGTAGCACACTCTGTTGGTGCCAAGGTTCTGCCCAACCCGAAGAACACTGCTACAGACGTTCTACGCTTTGCTGTTGCTCTGAGCGATGGGGATACTTCTCTGTCTGAGGACACTATGTTCCGCAACTTTAAGCGTCCAGAGCGTCGTATGCTGCTAGCAATGCTGGACGTTGTTGGTAATGCGGAAGAGGACATGCAGCGTCACCAGCAGACATGGAAGCGTCTGGGCGAGAAGTTGCACCCCGGCGAGTATGCTTCTCAGTTCCCCAACGCTGCTGCGGCTTTCGCGGCGGTACGAGAGAACAACTCTGTAGAAACCTTTAATGCCAAGGTAGAGGACGCTCTTCGTCACAATAACATGCATGAGGCAGTTGCTCTTCTGAAGACTCGCCCCGGTGACTTCGCAAGGCGTCTGGACCACGTTCTACGTTCTTGTGATTCCTATGGCAAGGAGGCAACCCTTATTGCGTTCCAGGGTGTGGCACCGAAGGTCAGCCCTACGGTTCTGATTCAGACCCGTAATGCATTCATCAACCGTGACAAGGCTCAGCGTGTATTCTTCCCGAAGGGTAGCGTTGCCAAGATGCAGGTAATGAGGGATGAGCGTAGTGGGATTAGCAAGTCCTTTGTCGCATCAGTCGTTAACATCATCGACAATGCTTTGGCATCAATCTTTGGTGAGCGTAAGTCTCTGGGTGGCGTTTATGTTGACCCCGCACTAAAGGGCATTGCTGTTCCATTTGGAATGCGTAATGCTTCTAAGTCGCTAAAGACTTTGGGTCGTGGCTCTCGTCTACCGCTGGATGCTGGGGCGGGCGTTGTCCGTTTCTTCATCTGGTGGAAGAATGCCGAGTTCTCAAACGCCGGGTACTCTGCTGGTCACACTGACATTGATTTGTCGGCAGTTTGCCTGAACGACAAGTTCCAGAATGTCTTTGATATTACGTACTACAACCTGCGTGAGCGTGGCGCGGTACACAGTGGAGATATCACTAATGCCCCTAATGGTGCAAGTGAGTTCATCGACATTGACATTGAGCGTCTAAAGTCACAGGGCGTCCGCTACGTGGCTATGACTCTGTACTCGTACAGTGGTCAGGGTTTCGTAGAACTTCCTGAGTGCTTTGCCGGATTCATGGAGCGTAAGGACTTGGATAGCGGAGAAATCTACGACCCTCGTACCGTTACGAACAAGGTAGACCTTGCGGCAGACTCTAAGAGTGCAACTCCGTTTATCTTTGACTTGGAGACGGGCGAGGCAATCTGGGTGGACCTGACCATGAAGGTACAGCCTGCATATGCAAATGCATACAACTCACGTGAGGTAACTAAGAGCGTTGCTCAGGCAATGGTTGAACTTACCCCGCCGAACCTGTATGATTTGTTTGTTGCTCACGCTACCGCTCGCGGCGGTCTGGTCAGCAAGGACAAGGCCGTCAAGGTCTATTCGCTTGACGGTGACGTAACACCGTTTGACACAGAAGAGATTCTGGCTAACTACCTGTAAGTTAAGTAGGTCTAGGACTAGGTAAGAGTGCGATTGGGTAGGAGAGTTCTTAACCCTCGCATCGCCTACTTGACAACCTCTTCTGCATCGTGTAAGATTTTGGTATTGAGGCTACAGGAATCCGCTTCCTTCTACTACTTCAAATTGGTGAAATAATTAGCGGGCCTACTTTCCTCAATACAAAACTGCTGGCTACAGCATCCGGTTCCTTCTATTTTATTACTCTAAAATCCTACCGGGGCTACTTTCCAGCATATATGCACAGGTGGCCGATTGGGGAGGCGCTTGGTTTACACCCAAGTTTCAGGTGAGTTCGATTCTCACCCTGTGTACTGGAACACAAGAGGGTTGAATTCCCTCTCCTTCGCCGTGATTGGTTAGTCGGAAATGCGTTGTTGGGTTCCTTAGGGAAGCGTGGCCGAGTCTGGTTTATGGCGCTCGTCTTGAAAACGAGAGTGACCGTTTGTAGCGGCACCGTGGGTTCGAATCCTACCGCTTCCGC